GATTTCTACTCCGCGGGTTGCAGGTTCGAGTCCTGCCGGGATCGCCATCTCACTTTTCGCCTCCTGTGATTACAATGGGTTGCGCCGCATTTTGGCCCACCGGGTTGGAAGGTGGGCCAATGTTTGTTCGCATTTTGGCCCCTGCGCTGGCCGCTAGCTTGATGCGGTTGGCCTCCTCGATGTAGCGCTGCGCCTCGCCGATCGTTCTCCAGCCGTGCCACGCCATAAGCTCGGGCGCGGTGGCCCCCTTCAGCGCATGGCGGACGGCGCTGGCCTTGCGCAGACCGTGCGCCCTGCCCGGCACGCCAGCCTCGTTGCAGCGGTCGGCAAACCAGTTGCCGAAGCCCGCCGCCGTGAACGGCTTGCCGTACTCCGTCGTCAAATAGAAGAGTTGGTCCGCCTTGTGGTGCGCGAGCTCGACGACCAATTCATCCAGCAGAGGGATGTCGAATTGCACGCCGGTCTTTTGGCGGCGCATCGAGAGCTTGGGGCCCTCAGGGCTTTGCTTCACGTACTGCCGCCCCATCCTGACGGCGTCGGAGCGAGCATGCCCGGTCTGCAGGATCAGTTCTAACGCAAGCCTCGCCTTGGTGCCGGGCTTGTGCCGCTCCCTGTATTTGGCGATCTCGTCCTCGGTCCATGTGTGGAAGCCGCCAGACTTCTTCATCTTGGCGAGCTTGAGGCCAACCAAGGGGTCGGTCTTGATCATGCCGACTGCCATGCAATGGTCGATAAAGCCGCGCATCGCTTTAATCAAGTTGCGCTGCGCCGCTGCCGTCTTGTTGCTGATGATGGCCTGCATGTGCTGCGCGCGCATCAGCGCGATGGGATCGTCGCCATGGTCCTTGCGGAAGTTTTCAAGGATGGCGCGGCGGTTCTTTTGCGTGGTGGTCGCCAGCCCCTTGGTGAAGGCTACGGACTGGTAGTAGCTCACGAGCGCCGCGTTGACCGCCCCGGGTTTGGTCCGCCCTGCCCCAAGCGCCAATCGCGCTCCGCTGAGCTTCGCCTGCTCATAGGCTTCCATGAATGCAGGCGACCAAGGCAACACACCTTCATCGATCTTTAGCCGGACCTTCTTCTGTCCGGGGCGGCGATAATAGAAAACAACCTTGCCGTGGCGGCTGGTGAACTCGTGCACGTGCGGCGGGTTTTTGCGTTTCATTTTTTCAACAACACTCTGTCCCAAGGGTTGACGCTGTTTGTTTGTTTTATTTGAGCGTCAGCGCCATTGACAATGATGCGGAGCGTACCGTTCGGGTCGATCTCGAAGCCGCGCGGGTCAAGCCCAGCCGCCCGCGCCGCCTTAACGGCACGGACGATATCGCTTTGCTTGAACTTGTAATTCCCGCGAGACATGGGTTCGGTTTTCGACTGAGTCGCCTACTTTGACAGCCTTGGCTGTTACGGAAGCGGCATGCCGGTGTTGACCGGTGCAGCCAGCCTTTTGAGGATGTCGCGCTGGATGCTTTTGTGGTCGCCCTTGGTCAGGCGCGGGACTTCGCGCTTGGCCGCCATGCACTCGGTGAACATGGCCCTGCTGACCCCGATCACCGTGACGGCCACGCGGTTCTTCAGCGCCCATGGTTGGGTTGGTAGTTCTTGGGCGTGGAGCGCTGCCAGCGCCCGCGCCTTGATCGTTTCGATGTGGTTCATTGCTGCTGCCCTGCTGTGTTAAGTGGAGCCTTGCGAACCTTGACCCGCGAAACCGCGATGGGGATGCGCTCACCACACCCCATCCCGAAGTGACGCGCCGGGAGGTCAGCTTGCCGTTGTGGGACCGGCTCCGTGGCCCTTCTCCATCGTGCGCGTCACCCCGAATTTCTTAGAACGTGCCGTTGAGACGGATGCGCGCCACAGTGTCGGCCGCACCTTGCGCCTTCATGTTGATGCCGATCTTGGTGTTGCCCGCCGCAACGTTGGTCACGTTCTTGGCGGCATTGTCCCAATAGACGGCGGCGAACGGAGCGGCCCAAGCCTGAGCCGCGACCTTGGGCAATTCGAAAACGCCCACAGTGGCGATCTCCACGTCCTCGCCAACCGCCTGACTGGTGGCGGCGACGCCGAACAGGCTGCCGATGAGGTAGGCATTGCCGCTGACGGTGCCGCCAGCCGGAGCGGTTGCGGTCACCATTTTGCCGGGTTGAATGTAGTTCTTCATGGCTATTGCCATCCTTTCGATCTGACGTTGATGGTTCTGACTTGCGCAGCGCCGGTAAGCGCTGCGATCTCTGCTTCGGTGGCGGCGATGGCCTTCATCAAGTCATCGACGCTGCGGTATTCCACTTCACGCTCGCCATTGGGCCCGGCGTAGCGGACGCGCTTTTCCCCGGAGCGCAGCGCGCGCTTGAGCGTTTCAAGCTCGGACTGGAGAGTTGCTAGGTCAGCCATGGCGCTCTTGGCCCTTTCCCTCGGCCGCGCTTGTTCTTGCGCGGCACTTTCCTTGTGCCCTCACGCATTGCGCGGGCTTGCTGAACTTCACTGTTCAGGCAGCCGCAACTCTGCGTGTGGTGACTGCGAAGGTTGAAGCCTGCGACCCGCGTCCATCGTCCGCAGTCACAGCGGCAAGCCCAATACGGCTGCTTGCTGCGAGCGCTGCCGGTCAACTCAAAGCCGTCGCGACGGATCACAGTCAGCTTTCCGACGCTACGGCCTGTGAGGTCGATCAGGGCGCTCACCGAGTTACGCTCCGGCGTTCGTGTACCAGCCGCGCCAGTCAACGAAGCCCGCGCCGAAGTCCAAGCGGACCTTGGTCTGAACGCCATCGACTTCGAAGCCAGCGCGGCTCTCCGTCTGCGGACCGGGAGCGCCAGCAAGGTGGGCGTACTCAAGGCCGTCCACTTCCGCCTTGTCGGCCACCAGCCACCAGCGGGTCGCGCTGGTCAGGCGCGGTTCAACAACCGGCACCAGCTTGCTGAACACGTTCACGTCGTCCGTGGTCATGGCTTGGATGGCGGTGAGGAGCTTCTCCACCTTCGTTTCCATGTCGGGTGGGATGAGCACAAAGCGCGGCGTGACGGTGATAAGCGCACCAGCCGGACCGGTCTGCTTGCGCATGGCCAAGCGCGCTGCGCTGAGCGTGACTTCGTCAGGCGGTCCCGCCGTGGCGGCAATGTTGCCGTGGTCAACGTGGTGCAGCGCCTTGCCGTCGCTCATGTTGGGGCCAACGCCAGCATTGGCCTGAAGCAGGTCAACCAGCTGCTGCGCCTCGAACGCCTGTGCCGCCAAGCCCAAGCGGCGGGCAATGTCGGTGAATGCGCCGAGGTCGTCGTTGACGATGGCCTGCCGCGTGAACGAAATGATGCGGCCGAAGGTAGCGAGCTTGTAGCTTTCGCCGGCTTCCACCAGTGAGCCGGACTTGAACTCGCCGTGCTCGTTCACCTTTTCCAGCGTGATGCCAGCGCTGTCCAGCATCAGCTTGGTCTTGGCGCGGAAGTCGTTCGCCGTCGTCTGGCGGGCAAGCTGGCGAATGCCGCTCCCGGGCTGGCCGTAGGAAGCGCGCAGGGTGCGGCCCACGGTGTTCGCCAAAATCTGCGGGAAGTCGGACGTGGACAGAGCGCGCTCGATGAGCGTGACGGTGGCAAGGCCGGTGGTGCTGATGCCAGAGCGACGCAGCACTTCGCGGGCCACGTCCTGCATGGTGTAGCCGACGAACTGACGCTCAGCCGCTTGCGGCTGGTAGCTGGCTTCAACGCGGGCATACAGCGCACCACCAACCGCGCGCACGAATGCCTCGCTGTTGTCCATGGTGTGGACGTTGTGGGAAGACGTGCGGATAGTCATGTTGCTCCTCGTGAGCAAGTCGTCGAGGATGGCGGCCCGCGCTTCCTGCTCGGTCGCCCCGCGATCGATAAGGCCATCAATGGTTGACTGACTGACGCCCGCCTGCTGGCCGAGAGAACGGATCAGTTGGTTGGTAGCGCCGCGCGTGCGGGCAGCAGGGTCGGCGGGCACAGCCACAAAGCTGACCTCGCGAATTCTCCATGCCGTGGCGGTGCGAGTGCGCTGGCCGTTGGCGTCGGTGCCGTCAGCCCACTGGCTCACTTCGTAGCCAATGCTGACCGAGTTGATTTCGCCCGCGCGGATCGCCGCAACGAGGCTGGCCACTTCCGGGCGGCTCGAAAGGCGCATGCGGGCAACAATGTTGCCGCCCTCAAGCCACGCGTCCTCAACGGTGCCGAGGATGTTCTCAAGCCCGTTCTGGCGATGGCTGTTCAGGACGGAAGCCCCGCGCAGCGTGGTCAGGTCGGCAGCCGCCGTGTCCAAGACCTCATTGAACTGACCGCTTGCGTCGCTGCGGGTCACGGCCGCACCAGTGGAGATGACCGCCTCAATGGTGCCAGCATCGGCATTGTACGAAGAAGGCCGCAGGGGCGCGCGGCGCGTCTCAAGGGCCGCAGCTTCGCGGACCAGCAGCTTAGTCATTCTCAGTCTCCTGTGTTTGGCTCGCGCTCGGCAAAGCCTTGGGTTCAAAGTGGTCGGCGGCGATCTCCTGATCGACGTCCTGGATATCGCGGCCACGTGCGCTGATGATTTCGGCGCGGCTGCGCAGTCCCGCGTTGAGCAGGATGACGTCTGCCTCCGCTTCCTTTTTTGGCTCGATGCTGGCCCAATCCGGGAAGAGGAAGGTGGCGTTGCTGATCATGCTGGCCTGCCCGTTCAGCAGACGGAGCAGCGCCCAGCGGCGGTACAGCGGCTCGATGACTGTTGGAATGAGCAAGCTGGCGCGGAGCGCCTTGATGCGGCGCTTGAATGCCTCAAGCCCCAGCTTGGATGAACTGTAGTTGCTGTCCTTCAGATCGCCGGTCACCAAAGCGTAGGGCATCCCCACGCCTGCGCAGATTTCATGCTGCATCACTTTGACCAAGGCTGGCGCGTCGCCGGTATCGGGCATTGTCGGGAAAGTGATCGTGGTCCCGACCGGCAAAATGCGCAGCGCGCCCGGTTCGAGGCTCAGGTCGGCGGTGGGTGGCGTGGCGTTCGCGTCGCCAAACGCCTGTCCGGTTGCGTCCTGAACAAACCCACCAAAAAGGGCCGCCGTATTTGCGCGAGCAAGCATCGCGTCTTGCAGCTTGCTCAGTTCGTGCAGTCTGGTCAGCACAGGCGCAAGCTCGGAGATACCACGGCGCTGTCCGGGCACCTTCTGCTCGAACACGTGAATGACATCATCGGCAGGGATGCGTTGCGCGGGAGCAATGGTGGCGAAGGGCTGATCGACTGCATCGGGCAGGATGTGATATGCAATCACCTCATCCTGTGCCGACAGTTCGACGCCTGCAACAATACGACCGCCATTGGCTAGGTCCTGATTGATGCTGCGATCAAGCTGCTCGGGGTTGAGCACTTGAAGCTGAAGCTGCCCGTTGCGATCCACGCGCATCCGAGTCAGCCCTTCGCCGTTCACAAACTGAGAGCGCACCACCAAGCGAAGCGCGGCAGTGTTGGCCGCAAGCCAAAGGGCGAATTCCTGCTCAACGGCGCGGTTGGAGTTGGCAAGCTTGACGGATGGTGCATCGGGAAAGATCGCGTCGGTGTAGACCGACGCCAAGCTTGCGGCCATGGGCGTGCTGCCAACCGCAAAGCCCGCTCGACCGCCTGCGAGGTAGGCTGCGGCATGTGTCTGAGCGACTGGCGCTGACAAGGTCGCCCACGCGGGCCACCTTGGCGAGCCTGACGCAGCATCAAAGTTGCGCTTGAAGAGGCGCTTGATTACGGCGGGGAGTTTCATGCTGCATCCTCTTCCGCGTGCAGCCGCTCCATCCGCTCGCGCATCTCGATGGTGAGGAGTCCAATTTGGAGGGCGATGTAAGCGCGCGGGCTGCTGCTGCGCTCGTTCATATCGCGCCACCCACGCGTGCTAAGCGCGTAAGTGCCGTCTTCCTCGCGCCAGACAATAACTGCGCGCGGAAGGTGTGTGCTTTCACGCGCCATGTGGAAAGCCATGACGATGGTCGGCCCAAGATCATTCGTCATTCTGCGCGCCGCGCTTACGGCAACTCCGAGTTCGACAAGCTGGTGCATGGCTGCCAGCTTGATCGCGCCGAGTGCGGAGTACTTGCGGTCTGCGCCCACGCCGGGATTGGGGTCTTCGACGTCAACGAAGCCGTCGCGCGACCAGTTGCGCAGGGTCTGAGCCTTCAGGCCGGGCAACAACCTGATCAGGTCGCCGTGCGTGAGGAAGTGTTCGTAGATGGACATGCAGCGGTCTCCGTGGACCGCTTAGGCAGTGATTTGCGCGCGACCGGCAACAAGAACAAAAAAACAAACAGAAAATTCGTGTTCTGCCGCGAATATCAGTGCGATCGCAGCGCGTTGTCACCTGTGCATAACCGAGAACGAGAGCGTCTACAGACTTCCATTTCTTTTCGTTTTCGGGGGTATGTTTTGCTGCATGCTGCAAAACCGCGAAGGACGGCTTGTTAAGCTAGCCGTGGATTGGCGAAAAAGGGCGCTAGAGCGGCGAAACGTGCCTGTGCTTAGATTGCCAGCGGAGAGACGAATGCCAGCTTTCAAATCGACCTATTCCCTTATACCGCGAGACCTCGATCTAACGTGCCAAATCTTGCTGAGCGTAGGCAAGCTCGTTGCCGTTTGGGGAAACTGCGAGAGTTGCTTTTATGGGATCTATTTTTGCCTAGCAGGCCGAAGCAACGGCAATGCAGACGTGACGTGGGCGTCGATCTACAGCACTAGGAAGCGAATGGAAATCCTTCACAACCTTGTGCGCTACGACGCCGATCTTCCTGAAGACACGAAGGCAGAGATATTTGGGTGCTTGGCGGAGTTTGATGCCCTCACGCTCGTCCGAAACTTTTATTGCCATGCCCGCTACAATTGCGAGGAGGATGACGAAACAATTGTTAGCATCGAACAATGGGGTTTGGCTCCAATCAGGAAACCAACCGATCCTATCTTCAAAGAGAAGTCCCGTCCCGCAACTAAGGACACTGTCAACCAAATCTGCTCAACGGCCGACCGCATCGTCGAACTGAGCAGACGTGTTTCTCGGCAAGCGTACAGAGTTCGCGATTGCCTCAAGCTTGATCATCTGAATTGGCCCCCTCTGCCACCGGATTGAGTTTGCCATCGATCGAGCGAACATCCTCCTGAGAGTACGGTTCGCTCCGTTGAGGGATGGAAACAGGAGAGCGCGAAGCACTGATTTGCGGCGCCGCTATAGCGTAGCAGAGGTCGCGTCGAGCTGGCTCGTGCTCGGGCTTTAAGATTGCAGAGGGCGAATGATGATAGACGACGAAGAATACAAGAGGCTGATAGAGGATGCAGAGCGAGCAATTGGTAAATTCATCTTGCAGTTCGGCAGTGTAGAGTTCGGGCTTCGATATATGCTTTGCGAAGTGACCGAGCTACCCCTGCGCTGGCTGCAACCAGTAATCACGCACGATTTTGCATTGCTGTGTACTGCGACAGAGACTGTCTTTGGTGAAATTTTACAAGGCTCACCAGAGGACCAAGCGCAACTAAAGAAGTTCATCAAGCGGGCTCGTGCCCTCAATGATGTACGGGTGAAGGTCGTACATGGCTTTTGGTATGGATTTGGTTTCGGTGGCATCATCGACCACACGTCGCGCCAAACTTTACGCGGCAAGGACACCGAAGGCATGATGAAGATCATGGCCGAGCAAACGCAGATTGCCAGCGAACTGTTCACTGAGATCCATGTCCTGTCGGACAAATGCCAAAAAAGGTTAGGTATTGAGTGGGGAGCAGTAAGTCAGGCACATGTGGAGCGGGCTGAGCGCTTGGGCCTATTTAAGTGGGAACGAGAGGAGCCTTGAAAGCCAGATTGGCTCTGCCTTAGCGCGCCATAAACGACGAACGAAACACCGTCGGCCTAGCAGGCAGCGGCCGTTCAACCTTTAACGCGTCCTCGCGGTCGGTGAGCGAAGCACTGATGATTTGCCGCGCCGCTATGGCGTAGCAGGTCGCGTCGAGCGCTTCGGCTTGTTTCCCCGGCAGCCGCTCGAAACGCCGCTGGGGAACGCCTTTGACATAGCGCACCACCAATCGCTCGCTGCAAAGCTGGTCAAACCAAGCGTCCTCAAGCGTATTGCTGAAGCGGATGCCGTGATTGCGCTTCAGGCGCGAAAACAGCGCGGCTTTGACAGTGTCAACGCCAACGAGGAAGATGCGGCCTTTCTTCACCTTGCCGCTGCTTGAAGCCTGCAACAACGGGCGCGGACCCGGCATGCCCTTGATGGCCAGCACACGGCGGCGCAGGCGCGGGAAGCAGAAGTTGTAAACGCTCTCCGTCCAATGCCCGCCGCTATCAATCGCCGTGGCATCGATGCCGAGCGTGTTGCCATACGGATGAGACCACCGCTTTTGCAGGAGTTGGTCAAGCTCCAACCAAGTTTCATCGTCCGTTGGTGCACCCCAGAGGACCTCATGCCCCAGAATGAATAGTTCGCCGTCCTTGGCGTGACCGAGGATGGTGGCCTCAAGGCGGTCGCCCTGCACGTCAACGCCGCAGGTGATGAGCAGCACTTCTGACGGGATCGCATCGAGACTGAACGCCTCGCGCCGTGCGGCAAGGTCGGTTTCGTCAAGTTCTTCGCCGGGCTCCCGCCAGCCTTCGGCCAGAATAGTGTTGCGAAACACCTGAAGCTTTGTCGGGTCGCCCTGCGCTTTCAGAAATTCGTTGGCTAGTATGCCCCAACGCGCGTTGGCGAGCGGGCTTACCAAGCAGTTGATGCGGAAGCCTGCATGTCCTTTGACCTCGGGTTTGGTCGCGCGCCATTCGCCATACATCACCATCAGGTTCTTCTGGCGCTCGTCCACCAGCGTTTGGCAGTGGGGGCATTTGTAGCAAGCGGTTTCGGGACGCCCCTCTTCCCAAACGATGTGCTGCCACTGTATTTCGTTGAAAGCGCCACACGCAGGACAAGGCACTTCAAACACGCGCTGGTCGCTTTCGGCATAGCGGCGCAGCACAGCTGACGTGTCCTCAAAAACTGGCGTGCTGCCGATGACTATTTTGCGGTTGGGGAAGGATAAGGTGCGGCGCTCAGCCAGCACGAGCGGGTCGCCTTCCGGCGTGATGGCCATTGCGTCGGCTTCGTCTGCAAACAGAACGCGGGCGGTTTTGGCGCGCAGGTTACGCGGCGCACCAGCCGCGATGATGCGCAGGCTGCCACCGGAGAAGCGGCGGGACAGCATCGTGTTGCGCTCGCCTTCCTTCTGGTCGTCGCTGAGCATGCCGCGCAAAGCCGGGCTGGCTTCAAATGTCGGCTCAAGATCGCTGGTGGTGTAGTCGCGGCAGTCGCTTTCGGTTGGTAGCAACGCGATGATAGGCGCCGGGTCGTTCTTGACGTAGTGGCCAAGCGCGCCGGTCAGCAGCGCCGTCCACCCAATGCGGACGCCCTTTACCACAGACACGCGCTCAATTTCCGGGTCGCCAATCGCGGCGGCCATTTCGCGCTGATACGGGTAAAGCCGCATGGGACCGGGGAGCGCGGTGCTGCCTGCCGGGAGACGCACGTGCTTTTCAATCCAGTTTGGTAGGCTCAGGCGCGGCGGCGGCTTGAAGCAGCGCAAGGCGCTGGCCACCAGTTCAGCCGGGGTCATCGTCCACCCTCCGCCAGTTGCTCAAGCGCCTGCCTGATTTCGTCCTCTATCGTTCTGAGGTCCGCCGCGTTCAGGTGCGGCAGGCGGGCAGCCAGGCGGGTTGGCAGCGCCAGCATGGCGGCGCGGGTCGCGGTGCAGATTTGCCGCCAGCCGCTTTGCACTTCGGCGACCGGGACGAGCGCGCCTTCCAGCTTCTGGCGCTTGGCGCGGTACATCAGGACCTGTTCGGCCAACAGGGCGTCGCGGGCGCCAGCTGTGCCGGTGGGCGGGCGGCCCCGCCGAGGTGCTTCGGTTGTCATTATGGGGTTCCCCTTTTCACCCGGGCAATAAGTAATTTTGTTTGCGGCGGGCCGAAAGCCGGGACGGATACCGCCGTGGTGCAGCGCGCCAGCAGGGACCCAAGCCAAGAGAACGGCCTCTGGTGCGGCTGATCGTGCTGGCTGGTGGGTTGGGCCGAGCGAGGGGCGTAGTCGGCCTGTACGGCCACGCCTGCCAATGTCCCAGCTTTGTGCCACCAGTGCGCCGCGCTACCTGCCCACCCTATAGGGGGGTGGCGCAGGTGGCGCAGTGGCGCAAGCGCTAGTGCGCTACCTACCTGTGCGCCACCCCCAAAGGTGGCGCAAACCCTTATTCGCCAATGGGTTAGCATGTTGCGTCACCCTCAACCTGCGCGCCACCCTGCGCAGGTGGCGCAACATCGGCGAGTTTGACCCAATCGCAGGGCTTTCTTTGTGGGCCAACCGCGCTGAACTTGGTCAGCCAGCCGCGCACCACGGCGTTGCGGATGGCCCTGTCGAGCGCGCCCTTATCGGCAGGGGTCACATCGACCATGCCGAGCCACAGGGCGAGGTGGTCGCCTGCCCAGCCCGCCCTAGCCTGCTTGTCGAAGCGCCACGGGCCACCAACCGCGAAGGCCGCTGCAAAGTCCATCTGCGTCAGGTGGGCGATGCGGTCCTGCTCCGGCGTAGCGGTGACCACAAACCGCGTCACGACGCCCACGTTGTCGCCTTCGTCCTCAAAGCCGCGCCCATTGCCAAGCTCGAAGCCTTCGAGGCGATACCATTCGCTGCTTTCCGCAGGCGGCGTCAGGTTTGTCTTGCCGTCAACCGCACGGAAGTAGAAGCCACGCTTTTCATCCGCAATCGCTAAGCGCGTTGACTCGTCCGTCGTCATGGGATTGAGCACGCGCACATAGCGCGCCGCGTTCACCAGCGCACTAGCGCCGCGCGCATCGTCCACGCCACCCTCCTCACCTTTTGGCTTGCGCGTATGATGCACCAGCATCATGGCGCAGTTTGCTTCCTGTGCGATGCCTGCCAGCGCCTTCACTAACAGGTCGATCGCGCCGTTGTCGTTTTCACTCACGCGATGCAGGCTCACGAACGGGTCGAAGATCACCACGTCGATGCGGCGCTTGCGTATGATGCGCCTGATCTTGTCAAGCAGAGCGTGGTTCAGCACAGCACGGCGCTTGAAGTCCTCTATCGCGACAACAATCTCACGCCCGACGCCGCTTTCAACATAGAGGCGGTCGGCAATGTCCGCTGGCGTCAGTTCGCGTGACGCCATGGCGGCATTGAACTTCCTCTTCAACTCGTTGGTGTCGTCTTCGAGGTTGACGTACCAGACGCGCAGCGGAGCAGAAGGCGTGATGCCGAGCAGCGGCTTGCCGCTTGCCATGGCCAGCGCTTCGGCGACGATCAGCGTGGATTTGCCGCGCGCACCAGCGCCAGCCGTGACCGAAACGTTCGCGCGAATATAGGCGGGCTTGTAGAGCCATTCGCGCTGCGCGAGCGTGGCTGTCGCCTGTGGGGTAAAGGCCGCTGCGTTCTCGTCGAGCGTTTCCTGCGCGCGGACTGGTGGCGTTGCTTCGACTATCCGCTTTAGCTCCTCAATCGTGCCGTCGCGCAGGTCGAGCCAGTCCGTAATGTCCTCGCCACGCCCCAAGCGCGGAAGGCGGATCACGCGCACGCTTGCGGCATAGTGGCGGAACGCCTCGACCGCATTTTCAGCGTTCTCTTCACCCTTACTGTCATTGTCCACCAGCACCACAACATGGAAGCCCCTGAGCGCCTTCACGATGATGGGCGTAAGCACCTGCCCGGCTGCGGTGGTTGCTACCAGCCCGTGCCGCATGCAGGTTTCGACGTCCTTTTCGCCTTCGCACCAGTAGACGGGCTGCGTGGGGTCGGCTGCATGAAGCTTCGGCCATTGATATGGCACTCTGGCCGGGCGTGCGTCGGGCTCAAGCCAGTCGCCTTCCTCGCGCCCCTGCCTGATCTCCTTGTGGTTGGGAATGTTGGGGTGCTCGTAGCGGCGCACGGCATAGAGCGTCGTTTCATCAACGGCCGTGTAGTCATACTGAGCACGGCACACGTAGCCTCGCGCAACCAGTTCGTTCTCGGTGTAGCGCCTTGGCTCGGAAGGCGCTTGGCGCTCCGTGGTTGCCCGCCTGTTGAAGTCATCCCCGCTGATGGTAGTCATTGCTTCCGCCTCAATCTTAGATTGTGAGGCAGCCCCAAAACCCGGAAAGATGCACTTGCATCTATCGGCAAAGTCTTATAAGCGGGGGCTGCTGTTAAAACTTCCCTGTTGAGGGGTCGCTCTGCCCGAGGAGCGGCCCCTTTCCTTTTTAGGGGCCTGCCGGTGAGCCAATTTCGGAAATGTCCCTTACGCGCCAATCAGCGCTTTTAGGGCGGTGGGCCAGCCTAAGCCCTTGTTTCAGGCCAGAATGGCTGTTCTGCCGGGATCGCCAGCCTTTTACCTGACAATTCAGAATCTTACGCGCGTATCGGCTCTGTTCTGCGAGCCCTTTCGTGTTGCGCGGCGTTCTCTGTCGCTTGCGGCAATTTCAACGCGATAC